AAGGATATACTCAAACAAGAACAAATGCAATTTCAACATTAAATGAAACAAATGGTCCAACATCAGGAACACTTGCAAGTTGTCCTACTTATGCAAATGCAGGTGAAAATGGAAAGGTTGGAGGAAATGGAGCAGATTGGGCAGGAACTGGTGGAGGAACTATAAGAACTGACATCGCAGCAATGCAAAATGCTTTTTATGTATCTCCTTCTTCTGGATATAATGGATCTGCAGGAGGAGATCCTGGAAGAGCAATTACTGGTTCTAATTACACGTATAGTGGAAGAACTGATTTAATATTAGGTGCTAAATAATTTTAAGAGTTTATAATTATTAAATATGAATGATTATCCTTCACTTTTTGAACAAGGTAAAAATTTATCTAAATTTGCTTTAGATTTAGTTCGTCACATTAAAAGTACAGATGGAAAAGATTTAATGGCAAGTGATGATATTTTCCAAGAAAGAATGAATATCTGTATGGATTGTGACAAGCATGATCCAGGACCAAATAGATGTAAAGAGTGTGGTTGTTTCTTAGATGTAAAGGCAAGATTAATGTTGGATAGTTGCCCATTAAATAAATGGACAGAATCAATAGAAAATTGGGACGATAAATTTAGTGGAATGCTAAAAGAAATAGAAGAAAAATCTGAAAATTGATGTCTAACAAAAAAACTTACTATTTTATTGCTGGATTACCTAGATCCGGCAGTACTGTTTTGTCTGCAATTTTAAACCAAAATCCTAAATTTTATTCAGGTCATCCAAGTCCAGTACTTCGAATCATGTGTTGTGTTGAAGAAAGTTTATCTAATGATGAATTTTTTCATTTATATCCAAAAGTAAATCAATCAAAAGAAATTATTTCAAATATAATCAATCATTTTTATAGTGATATAGAAAATCCTGTAATTTTTGATAAAAATCGTTCTTGGATAAGAAGAATTGATTACATAAAAAATTATGTAACTGATAATGTAAAAATAATTTATCCGGTTCGTGATATTGCCGAAATTTTAACTTCTTTTATAACAATAATTCGTAAGAATCCATATAAAGAAGAAAATTCAAAAATTAATTTCATCGATAGTCAATTGATTAAGAGAGATATTTTAATCAATGATGATAATCGTTGCGATTATATCTTAGGATATGAAGGTGTTTTAGGACAATCTCTCAATGAAATTAGAAGAATATTTCAAAGTGATTTCTTCAATTGCATTTATTTTGTTGAGTATAAAGATCTTGTTAATACTCCAAATGAAACTTTGAGAAACATTTATGAATTTCTAAATGAAGAATTTTATGATCATGACTTTGATAATATACAAAATATTGAATATAGTAATGATTTCAAAGTTTATGGAGTTAAAGATTTGCATGAAGTTCGCCCAACTTTAAAATCAATATCATCAGATCCGAAGGAAATTTTATCGAAATATATTTTAGATAAATGTAAAAATATGGAAATTTGGAGAAAAAATGGATTACAAAATTATTGATAATTTTTTAGATCAAGAAACTTTTTTAAAAATACAAAAAAATATTTTGTTTAATCCAGAATTTAGATGGCAGTTACTTAATAGTGCAACTGGTAAAAATTTAAATGATGGAATATCTTTTGTTCATTTATTTAAATTTTATGATCATTATGATAGTGGGCGGTCTTATTTAATAAAACCAATCATTAATAAGATACCATTCAAAGAGAAAATATGGAGAATAAAGGCTAATTTATATCCAAGGAATGAGAACAATCATCGTTATGCTAATCATGTTGATATGGAAGATCCTCATGAGGGATGTATTTTTTATTTGAATACTAATAATGGAAAAACAATATTAGAGGACATAGTTGAAATTGATTCAATTGCAAATAGAGCATTATTTTTTGATTCAAGTAAAATGCATACAAGTACAACGTGCAGTGACGAACCTTATCGTGCAAATATTATCTTTAATTATTTCAAATCATGATTTAATTTCAGTAGATTTCAATAGACAAGCAAATAAACTCTTGACATAACCACTCTAATACTGATAGACTACCTTTGTCCTGGTTGAAGATGAGAATCTAAAGCCTTTATAGGACACTTAAGAAACCGTCCATTGAGTCACATCAGGGGCGGTTTTCTGCTATAATACTTCCATACACAATGAAACCACAGTGATTCAACTCCGTCCTCATCAGCAAACCGCTCTGGATGCTCTTCAACAGTATCTGAAAGGAATCTGTGTGTTCCCCACTGGAGGGGGAAAAACTCTTGTTGGTATTTGTGATGCCGTGCATGAGTTTTCCAATAGCGACCCTCAGACCATTGTAGTGGTGTGCCCCCGCATTCTTTTGTCTGAGCAGTTGTCTTCAGAATACTTGGAGTTCATCACTAATGCTCACGTGATGCATGTTCACACGGGAGAGACTCATCACTTCAGTAGCACTAATCCCAGTGTGATTCGTGCTTGGCATGATGCTGCAGAAGGTCACAAATTGATCTTTACAACGTATAACTCTCTGCAACAGATTGTTCGTGCAGATATTCCTGTCAATACGATTTATTTTGATGAAGCACACAACTCTGTGCGTCGTGATTTCTTTCCTGCGGTTGAGTATTTTGCTTCAGAAGCAGGTCGTTGTTACTTCTTTACTGCGACTCCAAAGTATTCTGCGACGATTTCCAAACCCGGCATGAATGATGTTGCTGTCTATGGTAACATCATCGCTAAAGTTCCTGCTCCTGAACTGGTGGAGAATGGTTACATCATTCCTCCCAATGTGATTGCAAAACAAATGCGTCTTTCTGTCAAGGGTGAGGATATTGCTCAACGTGACTGTGAATATCTGCTTCAAACCATTTCTGAGCATCCCGTCAATAAGATTCTGATTTGTGCCAAAGCGACCAAGCACATTATCAATCTTCTGTCTCAAACTGACTTCGCAGATCAGATTGCAGAGAAAGGTTATTCTGTGCTTCATATCACTGCGAAGCACGGTGCATTTATTGATGGGCAAAAGGTCAATCGGGAGCAATTCTTTGACACTCTGAATGCTTGGGGCAAGGATGCTGACAAAAAGTTCATTGTTCTTCATCACAGCATTCTGGCAGAAGGCATCAATATTTCTGCTCTGGAGGCAGTTGTCTTTATGCGTTCTATGGACGTTGTGGGCATCGGTCAGACGGTTGGTAGGACTTTGCGTCTTCATCCCTATGATGCTGCTGGAATCCGCTCTGGGACGCTTCAGGCGGGCGATCTGGCATCTTATGTTAAATCCTATGGTCTGATCATCTGCCCGACCTTTGACAAGGCATCAGCGGGCACTGCAAAGGCAGTTCAGACTGTGACTGATACGATCTTCAAGCACGGTGAGGTTGCTGTGTCGGTAGTCCGCCACTGACACCTTTCAAACTGTCACAGTGAGCACAGAACCCACTTCTATTTCCCTTATAATACATTCGTTCAACAAGGAAGAAATTTTCCAATGAAACACCGAGTTATGTGCATGGTCAGTGGGCAAACATTCTATGTGGAATGCTATGCTCGCAATCGACAAGAGGCAATTCAAGTTGCTCTTGCACAATATCCAAATGCCCGTGTTATGTCTTCTACGGTTGTGTTTTGATGAATATTCCAAATGAAGGTCTTCTGAATCCAAAACCAGGAGACCCTGCTGGTTATGTGACAAAAGATCTTCAATGGGCAGCAGTTCCTTTTGGAAAAAAGTTTATTATCATTCACAACGGACAACAAGTTCATACTGCAAATAACTATAAAGCAGCACGATCTTATATTGCAAAAGCAGTTAAAGGTCAATCCATCTCAAGTTTGGATCAATTTCTATGAAAACTTTAATCGCTTCTACAGTTATTCTTTTTTCTCCAGCAGCAATTGCTCAAGAAGTTTACTCAATTAATGTGAATAAACTTTGTGCTGCTATTGTCGGCATTCCTTACGCTTCAGATAACTTTTCTGATACACAATGGCAAAAGTTTAAAGTCTGTGTGAAAAATGTCAAAAAATATCAAGATTAAATAATATACTATCTTAAAAATGAATATGTCTTATTACATATGGTTTATTGTATTTGTAACGGTTGCCTACGTTATCGTAACGGATAGTAGTGTTGCCGCTGCTTTTGATTATGTAATAAGACTTTTAACATTTGAATATCAGAAGCGTAAATGGTGGATAATTAACTCACCGGATAATCTAATTGTTAAATGGTTAATTCATAGAAGATCCGTGAAAATGGCAAAAGAACTCATCAAAGAATTTGAGGAAAAGAACAATCAATCTTGACAATATTTGTTAAGAGTTTTATAATCAACAAATAACCAGAAATTGAGTATGTCAGAGAGATCACAAGCATTTATGAACGCTGTATGGGAAGCA